ACCAGCAGGGACGTACCGAAAAAAGACGCAATCCACTGGCCAGTCATACATAAAAACCCAGGGGTTTGGCGGCGGATTTCCGAAGATAGCTGGTGGAGTCGGGACTGTTGAAGGCGCTCCGCGTGAACCGAGCAGGGTTAGGGGAATTTCTTTACGGGCGAAATTCCAGGGTGCAGCACTTAAAGTCGCTCTAAGTGCAAGCCAATAAATCCGACTCGCTGCATTAGCCGGAGTAGTGCCGTCAGTCAGGGCTCCGATTACTGGAATCCCGATCTCGTCAAGTGCGAGATTGACTACATCAACTGGGATTGTCGGGGTGTCGCTCAACAGGTGCTCCTAACTTAGCGCGGAATTTTTCAGCCATAGCAGTAATAAATTTAAGGGTGAAGTCCTCCTGCCATAAGTTAGGATCGTTGACTTGACCAGTGTAGACTAAAATCGCGTTTGGGGCGTTGGTTACGATACTGCGGAGGTCCATTGCTCGACTGAATACGTCAAAGGATATATATCGAGGCCGCCAAATTGGACGAAAGATTGGAGTCTGGACTATGTAAAGCGGCTGGACGCAATCAGCTGGATAAGCGTACTCGTATTTGTAATCCAGTGGGGGAAGTGTTGGGTCCCACTCCAATGGATAGGCATCAGGAGCAGTCGCTAAAAGAGTAAGGACTATATTCCGCTGCGCCCAATAAGGTACTTCGAGGTTCAGTAACTGATCGCGAGTGAAGGAGTAAGCTTCAAGGGCAACTCGGGATGCTATAGTGCCATCGTAGATCGAGCCGATCCGTCGCCCTTTATACCCGATCATATCCAGGGCCTGGTTACAAAGGCCCTCAACGGTAAGAGTGCTCATGAGTCACGGACATTGGCTTGGGCTGCAAATTGCAGCGCTTCATTGATAGTGGTTTTATGAAGCTCAAGGCGATTCTCGAGTGCCATTGCGACTCCGCTGGAAAGAAGGCGCACAAAGGAATCAGTAAACATTGAGTCCCAAAAGGTCTCAATAACAGCATTGGAGGTTATAATAATGTCAGATATTGCAAGGGTGGTGACTATAAGTTGGGTGACCCCAGCTAATATATTCCACTGAACTGGTTGAGGATCAAAGGGATCGATGAGGACTGGAAGCAACTGTCGTACCCGAACGCAGTTAGCAGGGTACTGATAAGCGAAGGCCCAACCAGGGACTGCGGTTGTAGGGGTTGGACCAGTTACAGCCATTGAAAAATCGTAGTCACCCTGACGAAGCATGAAATCTCGGAAGTCGTTGTAAAGCAGTCCGCAGTAAAGACCTTCCGGTGTCGAAGTAAAGTCTGAGATAGTCGAGCGTGTGCCCGCCAGCGCTAAGGCTCTGTTGGCAAGATCGAAGCTTGTGGTCATTTTCAGTTAGCCGTTGGATAGTGGCCTATTACTTCGAGCACGTTACCATCAGCAGCTGGATAGCTGCCGTCAGACGCTTTTCTGACTACGACATTCGCTGGGGCTGCGTGCCCAACGGAGCCTGTAAGGCCAACAGTAGTTGTCGCGTTGATACCACCTGAGATAGGGTAGTCGAAGGAGTTTATGCCAGGGTCCGCTGCAATATTCATTGTAACCACGACAGCTCCGGTGCAAGCACCGTTTGTCGTCAGGGTCATGTCGATTACATAATCGAAGTAGAAGGGCCGCTGGCGGTATCGCATCTGACCTGTCGCAGCAGTCGGATTGGTCGCACCAGTTGCACAACTGATCTTTCCGGCGGCGGGGGCTCCTTGCACAAGGGTGAGTACCTGCCAAGGATCGCCGACGATGGTACCTTGTGGGGATAACTGGTTAAGGGCTGCTGTAGCACCTGAGATCGAGCCGATTATACTGACTGGTCCGTCGATGTCAACGGCGTCAGCATAACCGTAGAGCTGTGTACCGGCGGTGTCGTAGATCGCAACGTTATTGATCGAGACGTTTTTAGATTTATACGGCTCTCCTAAGCCGCCACCTCCAGTGCTCGCAACTACAAGGATACCAGCACGCTGGTAATTTCCAACAATCGAAGTGGTTTTTGCGTTGTTAAAGATAGCGCCACCATTAAAGACTGTGTACGAACCGTAGTTGCGGACTCCTTCACCCCCACAGTCATGCAGTATGTTTCCGACAAAGATATTGCGGTAGCCATCATTCTCTATACAAGTAAGCGAGGTGTTATCGTGATCGTACCCAACAGGACTGTCATGAATAATATTACCTATAAAGATGTCGTCATGTTGACTGGTTGGGATAGAGGGTGTTTGGTTGGCAGTGGTGAAGATACCGGCACCGTAGCCCCAACCTGAAATGTCGTTACCTGCCCAATAACCTTGATCGCCATCAACCTGAACACCAGCGTTTACGACTACGTTCTCAGTGACTATCGCGTAGTGAATGTTTCCAAGAGAGGCACTGTCAAATCCACCATTACCGCCGAAGGCAATTCCCTCACCAAAAGTCGAAGCGCTATCAGCAACGGACTTGGTAAACCGGCTGCGAGTGATAATAGGAACAGTGAATGAGGCTGTATTAGCAAGAACATTCAAGCGGATATTGTAAGTACCTCCGCTTGAGACACCCGCATTGATTACTTCACTGTCAGAGATTGTCGGGCCAAGCAACGTGTTGCTACCGCTCACGTAAAACGCTAGCCCACCGTACTGAGCCGAAACGAGTGTGGGTGTGTTAAGGTCAAACGTAATTCCGCGAAAACTGACTCCGCCAAAGTTCGTCCACGAGAAGTAATCGGTTGTTGGGGTACAGCCTGGAGCAAGTTGAAAGACAGTCTTGCCTCGACCGTCACCAAGGAACGAGACTGCGCTTGACGCCACGAAGTTGTGGCCGCAGGCGATATGGTAAATACCAGCAGGGAAGTAGACTACCGGACTGTTAGATTGCGCCATGATGTTAGTAAAGACTGTTGAGTTATCATTTACACCGCCACCATCAGCGCCAAAGTCCTTTACTGCATTAAGCGGAGAACTCGGTAGGGCCGCCCCTGCAGAGGCTGGAAGTATAGACTGCACTCCGTCGACAGTCAGGACAGCGTTGTTGCCGTTGTGGCCCAGGCAAAGCGAATGGTAAGGCTGCCCTGTCGGACCAGTATTAAAACATTGGCCTAACCCGTTTTTATCAGTCACACTGAACGGATTATTCCCGACACCGGTTTGGTCTCCGAGTAGGCCTCCAGCAGACTGCATAATGCCTGATTGAGTCCACTTGGGGGAATCACCAGGGTTTACGACACCGGACTGCCGGACTGCAGACTGCGGGAAAGCATACGTCGGTGCAAACGCCATTAGCGCAGCAAGGGCAATACGCTTCTTCATTTCTTCACCGGGGCTCCATCAGGCAGGGCGGGGCGACGACGAGTGTTAAAAGCTGGGACGTACTCGCGCTCGTAGGAATCCATAGATAGTTCTTCAACAGGATTCATCGAGGCTTCGTTAGTAGTAAGCCGATGACGCTCTTTTTCAAGGAACTTTTCAGCCTCCTCATCAAGAGGTTCCATTTCCAGGGTCGGCCACTTGACTTTATAAGGAGTGCCATCGCCGATAATAGTTCCAGCCTCGTCACCCTTCCAGCCCATCTCAGCGTCGCCAGGAAGGTAGACATCGCCGTCGAGGTAGTGTGCGGACTTCAATCGGAATTTCATAGTTAGTCTCCTTGAGGGGGATTTCTCCCCCTCGGTTTACTTCCTCTTGGGTTTATCTTCCCAAGTCTCTTCAGTTTGTTCACCGGACTCGTCAGCGGGGGTCAAGTGAAACTCTCGCTTTACAAAGCCAGGTCGAGAAAGGTCACTGAAGTAGTCAGCATGGGCTGCCTTAGCCCGACGCTTGCCTTCAGCATCGATCCCTTCCATATCTGGAGTGGGGACGCCATCAAACTCGATTTCGTCACCAGCTTCACGCACAGCACCGTCAAGATAGTGCTGCGAATGGAGGAGATAGCGGGGCATCAGTTGGCCACCACGACACCAGGCGGATAGCCAGACTGCTGGTTAGCAGCACTGACGATCTGGTCTTGGCGGTCGAGGACGATGGAGGCGAATAAGGAACCAGCGCCATGAGTTCCGACAGAGATATACTGGAGTCGGAGGTACCTCGGCAGGGCAAGACCAGGCGCATACCTCGGAACGTCGATTGCAAGGAGGTAGGTGCCAGCAAGAAGCTGAGCCTCAGCAACAACCGGGCCAGATACCGCAGTCGTAAAGGTGATATTATCTGGCGAGGTCTGAAAGTTGACCTGCAGTGAGGTCCCACCAGTGAAAGTGGTAATAACCTCAGCAAGGACTTTCAGTGCCGGATCGTCTCCGATACCCATGTCGCGGGCATTGAGAAGGTCGATTACGTTGCCGGATACTTGAGTGCCAGTTGTCGGGGAGTCAGGCGAACCGGCCACTCCGGCCGTGCCGCTGAACTGAAGATTTCCATCGATTATCATGGTAGTCTCCTGTGTGTATAGGGTAAGATTCCAAGGGAATCCATGTGTACCTTACGTGATCCGCGCTTCAGTGTTAAGAATCGCATCGACGTTACGAATTGGGACTCCACGGAACGTCGTCACGACACGGCCTTGAAACTGCTCCATTTGCAGCAAGACGTTAGTCTTGTTCATGGCTTGCAGGTCGAGGTAAGTGTGAAGCACCCGGTTCACGTAGATGCAGGTCTGACCCATCGAGCCCTGGATAGTCGGTGCATCCGATGTCTGTACGCCGGACATAGCAGCGTTGGTGGTCGGGAGTCGGTAGAACCCTCGAACCATACCATTGATCAGGTTCGCTGCATTAGCGCCGTTCAGCAGGGTCACATCGATATTCGCGAGGCGGACGTTGTAGCGCCAGTCTCTAACGGTCAGGCCGATTTCCCATTTGTAGTGATCACGGTAGGCCTGGTAAGTGTTGTTATTGGAGTCCAGGACTGGCCACTCACCCATATCACGATGCTGAAGGCCAGTTATCTTACCCTTGGGGAAGATGCCATGACTGGTCCGATCGCCCCAGGTTACAATCCACAGCGAAGTGTTCGTTGAGGCCGTGCCGCCCATATCGATGACGTTGGCAGCTGTGGCGGAGTTGGCCGCTGTGATGGTGTTATAGCGAGGGGCCAGTCCCATAAACCGCTCAGGGTTGACGCCAGTGTTACCGTAGATGATCGTCGTCGCGACCTGCTGGTTCATGCCTTCGAGAAAGGCCATCGACTCAGAAAGCCGAAAATCAGCGGTGTTGCCATTGAGGTCTGCGATGTCTTTATCGATAACACTGTAGACTTCAAGGTCGCCGCAGGTGTCGATGACAGGGGCAGTGGTGGACTTGGCATTGGGAACGCCGTAGTTCAGCAAGCGCCAAGTCGCCTGGGGAAGCCCGGTTCGGACAGTGGTTTTGTGCCCTGTCGGGAGGTTACCTTCTACAGACCGCATGTCCAAGAGGATTTCGTTGGTCTGCGAAAGAAGTTCAACGATCACTGCGATCTTGTAATCTTCTTCAGTTCGCTTTGCCCAGTCCGCATAGGTAAGGGCGGTTGTACCAAGAACAGCCATTAGAGAAGCTCCTTATGAAAGTTTAGGGCCACCGGAGTGGGGTCCTTGAGGGCCGTAAATCGCAGCACCAGCGGTTGCTGGAGCCGCCTTGATCGGTTGGCCCTGAGCATCTCTAGGAACTGGATCACCCGCGCGCGAGGCTCCTTCACTAAGGGCCTTAGCCCAGCGATATAGAGTTCGCACGACTGCAGGGTTATTACCAGCACCAGTAGTGTCTAGTGCCTCGCGAAATTTCGGGTCAGAGAGGGAGGTATTGTCCAAAAGGGCTGCGACGGTTTTGCGGACTTCGGAAGTGTTATTAAGTTCTGGATCGGCCTTGATTTCACCGACCCAAGTGGCTTGTTGATCCGTCCAGGTTTTGTAGATGGCTTCGGAGGTGGCCTTAACTGCTGCGGCGTGGATGCCGATAAGTTTACCAGCAGCGTCTTTGGACAGCCCGGCTTCCTTGGCGTAGCCTGTGAACTGTTTGAAGGTCTCGTGCTCCCGGTTCAAATCAGTCGGGAACTCGAACTTTTCAGGGTCGAAAAGCTCGGGCGCAGCGGGATCACCCTCGGTTAGGACAGTGTTGCCGGTGACAGTGTCATTGCCAGCGACAGTATCATTACCTTCACTCGTCAGGACTGAGGAGGGCGTCGTCGATGGGTCGCTTGGGTTGTTCGTTACGCTCACTTGAGTTTTCCTTTATCATAAGGAGGTAAGCATCGGGATTGGCTTCGATGCAGTCGGCGAGTAAGCGAAGACCTGTATTTCGTTCACCCTCACGGAAGGCCATTGCAAGAGCATCGCCTCCAAACGAAGTCTGATATATCGAGCATCCTGCAAGGAAGTTCCAGATATACTGTCGACCTTCACTTCTACGGAGTAGGTCTGTGAGTCCATTTAATTCCTCACGCCGCTTGCTGTTGCTGGTTGCCAAGCATCACCTGCAGTGCATTTGCGCCGCCGCCAACATCAGTGTCGCCAAGGTTCTTTGCGGCCTCGACAGCTGCCTGACCTTGAGCAATACCTTGCTGTTCTTGGGCTTGTTGGTTGCGGACATTTCGGGTTTGGTCTCTTTCAGCATCAGATTTAAAGATTTTCGGTGAGACTGAAAGCGCCTCGCCATATTCATGAATTGTCGCATCCTCGTCCAAATTGTCAAGGATGTCGGGTTTGGCCCCTGCTATTTGACCGGCGAACCCCCAGACCTTTTCTATTGAGGCTGTGGCCAAACCACGCTGAGCGATGG